ACGGATTTTTCTTCTTATGTAGTTTTCGACTATTTTTACTTCGGAGTCTGCGAGACCGAAGAAAGGTCTTCCATTTTCTGAAACATGCTCAGCAAGCTCTTTCATTTTAACTCCAGAGGAATGCTGAATGTCCTGAATCTCAACAATCGCACTATCGACCTTTATACGAGCAATAATAGATTCTAATAACTCACCAGTAAAAGTCAGGTTCGACCTTCTAGGCGAGGCAAAGGGGCCGAGTATCTTGCGGGACCTGTAAGAGACGTACTCAGGAGAAAGTGGTTTAATTTCTTTTAAAGAGTTATCGCCCCAAGAAACTTTATTAATCGTAAGTCCCTTGCCGGACTTTGTTCTTTTGTAAATTGTCTGTGCAACTAATTCAGCAAACTCTAACTCCATCTCACGAGTAATTGTTGATGCTATGAAATTCTTTAAGTCGCCCTCTAAATGAGTAATGTCCCTAGCCATTAAACAAGTATCTCCGAGAATGCGCCCGCTCGGTAGTCTTTCATTGAACTCTTAAACATGGATCGTAACTCCCCACTCGGTAGGCCAAGAAAGTCCCTTGGCTTAGCTCTACCGAACTTACCTAGAATACCCGTGATATGCCCCTGAGCTTTACCGCGATTCTCCTCACCCTCTAGTTGAATAGTGATAACATATTTTCCTAATTTAGGATTCAGCGATTCAAGCATTGAGCCAGTAAGCGTTAAGTTCACGCTCTTATCAGCGCCCTTGTATATGCCGAAGATAAGCGAGTCCCTGTATGTTTTTGAATAAGTGCCGAGTGACTTACCGTTCTTGTCGATGTTTTGATCCCGCGTTCTATTAACAATCTCATCGACAACACGTTGACCGAAGAGCTGCTTAAACTCAGTCTCAACAACGAACTCCCTAAGCTTATCTTTTACTTCTTCGCTATCGTAGGAGGAGTCGAGTACATCAAGCAGATTGATCTTGAACGTCGGATTCCATGCCACTGCTGTTGATCTCCTCTAAGATACTTTGTTTAGAACGGAAATCAGCTCCCTCGTTTAAGTCCGATAAAATGTTTTGTTTCGTTCGATTATCCACACCTTGGTTAACGCCGTCTAAAAATGATTGTTGGTTGTTTTGTTTCTCAGCTTCAATTTCAAGAGCCAGCTCATCTATCTGCTCGCGATTCAGTTGTGGATAGATAGCCTCAAGTTCCATGCGAAGTGTTGAGAAGCCTGCCTTAAGGCGCATCTCGCTGATTTCGATTTGCTCTTTCTCGGAGGTCATGACCTTGGGCTCTGTGAAGTAAACGTCTATCATGAACTGAGGAGAGAACTCTTTATTGAACTCAGGGTTCAGCATTCCAGATGCGCGCCATGCAGGAATCATTTTCTTCGAGATAAGCTCCCAGAGATCATGCTCTGCTTTGCGGAAGTATTCTTGTTGGTCTTTCTTGTCCTCAACCGACTCCGCGTTATCAATCATCTTCGAGATACCAGAGGCGACGTTTTGTGTGTTGAGTTGGGCTTGAACTGTAGAGGTCGATAGGTTCTTTGTTGAGAGAAGGAGTGCGACAAGTGTCTGCACCATTGAGATAACTTTGTCAGTGTCTACTTCGGGCTTAATCTGGCCTATCTTTGGCTCTTGCCCGTCAGGCCCAAAGTTCATCGCCACAACTGAATTGGGTGAGCTTGGGATTGTTCCCACGTCGCCCAGTGTCCACAAGATACTATTGCTTTGATACTTCGTGGCCCAGCAGATGTCGGTCAGAATTACAGGGAGCGCGATAGACATCCTCATAAGGTCGTCGTCAGAGATTGGATCAACAGAGAATGAGGACTCGTTGATGTAAATAAATGGGAGCGCGCCGTAGGTGTTCATTGAATCAGGATTATCGGGCTGGCCTACAGGCTCGCCGTGTCCGTTAGAAATGTAATGCGATTCAGTGCTCCAAACGTGCAGTACTTGTTTCGTCAGGTCACGGTCGTCTCGTATGATTTTAACAATAACGTCGGGTCTATTGGGTGTGAGCGATGAAAAGGAGAAAGCCTCGTAGGTGTGTCTTGGTAAGTTTCTAACGTATGGGTCGCCGTCGTCGTCCACGTAAACTTCCATGAGGTTGCGCTTAAATAGTTTAAAGTAGCGATTGGCTTCCTTCATGCGTTGATTCAGACACATTTCCTCAATGTATTCTTCAAGCAGTTCGGTATCAGATACGTTCCTATCAGAGACTCGTCTCATGGGCTCAGCCGTATATACGCCTGCTAATTTAGTAATGATCTTATTTGTGAAGTTGATTGGGATAAGTCTGGCCGATAGCTCTTCGACTGTTTCAGGCTTAGCGTACTCTCTTGAGATGGCTTCTTTAATGATCTCCTCAGTCGAGCCGTTAAACATAAGCCATCGTTTGTAGTCTTGCATACGGGCGGAAGACCTAGACGGTTCGTTAACTCGTTTAGCGATGTTTTTAATTAGATCTAAAGAAAGTAGCATTAATTTCTCCCCTAACGCCTATAAGACTCTTTTAATTGTACAGGTTTAATACACGGAAACTCAAAGTTTACGAGATCTTTAAAGCCGTCAAGCCAGTGGGATCTCTTAGAATTGGATTTATCAAACTCAAAGCCCGAGTCCCTCCACTTGATTTGTTCAAGATCTGCGATGAGTTGTTTGCATCGCGGATGAATCAAAACTGCGTCCTTGTCGAACAGCGCGTTAACGGCGTTCACGCAGTCTCTCACTGATTTTATACTACGATGGAAAAGGATATTCGGGAAGCCCGACTCCCTTAAGATTTGAATGTCTGACCTGTTAAGTCCCTTTGTCGAGCGAGCGTTACCGGCGGGATCTGGGTAAAGCCTGACCTTGTCGGGAGTAACGCCCAAAGCTCTGATGCGCTCCATCAACACTTTCGCAAGTTCAGGGGTGTCAGAGCCGAACAGTGCAACCTCATCAAATGCCTTTAGTTTATATTGTGAGTTTTTATTTGCGCACCATAGGACTGCCGACATGGGCTCTACGTTAAAGTCGATTGATATCCATATCTCCTCGTCGGGATTGAACTCTGCTATCTCATTGACGTGCTTATCTCTTCTGAAGGATTTGACTGCTATTTTCCCTAAACGCCGTATTGGAATTGCGTCAATGTACTGCTTCTGCATGTCCTCGTCATATGAAGACTCAAGCATTTTCACATAGGAAGCGGGTAAGTAAGTGTTCAGCCGCGTTGACGCGTATATTAATTCGCATCCACTATCCTCTGTGATTAGGTCGTAGACACCGCCGAACTCTTCAAAGGTCCCACTCATTGCTACCTGCATAAATTTAGCCTTCGGATCTCGGACGCGGGCTAGTGCTGCCAGGTATGTTGGTTCAGAGATAAGTGTAAACTCGTTTATGAGCATAGCCGCTAAGTTCGGGCCTCTTATAGATTGTCCGTCGTCTTCGCCATGAAATATCCAAACAGTAGTTCTAGTCTGAGGAAGGTATATGGAATATTCAGATTTGTTTAATGTGTGATGTATTCGATTAGCTCGAGCTATTTGCTGAAACGTAGGAATAACATCGCGCTTAGCCATCTTTAGAGTTGGGCAAAGAAGTCCGATAGCACAGCCCTTATTTAAATTAGCAAGCTTTAGCAGGTGCATTATTATGCTGTATGTCTTGCCCGAACCATACCCACCGATAAGCCCTACCTTAAAAGATTGAGATTTATGAAACTTTGACTGATACTCAAGGGGCTCATAATTTATCCGAAGGGAACTCAAACCCGTCCTCCTCAGAGAAATTCATTCTGTCAGCTTGTCCGAGATATTGCTTTCCAAGCCAGATGAGCATCGTGACATTTCCGCCCATAGCAACTTCAAATTGTTTTCTTCTTACGGACATTTTCCCCATCGATGATTTTCTTTTATAGACTTCCGAGAAACCTAATTTATACGTGCGCTTACACCAACTATGGATTGTATCGTCGGTGACATCGAAGAACTCAGCTATCTCGATTTGAGTGCAAAACATCGAGCATAGTTTTTCAAATTGTTCTTTATCTATCTCTTTTTGTGGGCGAGCCATTACAGTAACTGCCGCCATGATTTATTAGCCACTTTTATATTCCCCCCGAATCCCACTGGTGATTCATTTTTAGCCCCACTGGAAGCTAAGTTATCATTATCGCAGAAAGGTGAAGTTATGCAACTTCCCTTGATAATCTGCATATTTAGTCAACAATAGTTGCATGAGGGAAGTTAGCAAGGAGAATCGTAAAGAGAAGCGTTTCCATGTTTACAAGTTAGATCGGAATGGAAAGAAGTGTGAGCACCTGGCTTGGGTGTATGCCGACTCATTCCCTGACGCAGTGAAGAAAGCTGAGATGTTTTTCCTTGGGATTTGCAAGTACGGTATTGAAGTTGTGACGGCAAAGCCCACCAATAAATTGAATTAATTTAAAACTGTGTCACTCTGGAGTAAAGCAAGGGGGTGATGATTTGACGAAGCACCTGGACCAAGGAGTAAAGTGTTCAGCGTGCGGTGGGCGTATCCCACCATCCTCTCATAGATTTCTTTCCATCGGCGTGTGCTCGAAAAAGTGCGAGAAGTCCAAGCTCACAGCGGAAGAGGTGGAGTGCCTCCGTTACCTAAAGGAAGGCATCAACGCTGTAGGATATAAACACCTTTCAGTTCGCAATGGTCCTTATAAACGAGTGGTGATTATTCCCGACACGCACTTTCCTTTTCAATCTAACAACGTAATCAAGAAAATCATGGAATTTGTTTCTGGATTTAAGCCGTATTTCATAGTGCAAATTGGCGACCTATACGATTTCTACTCGGCAAGTCGTTTCCCCAGGTCGCACGATCTGATGACGCCTGACCAGGAAAGAGTAATGGCTAGACAGGGTGCGGAGGAGATGTGGTCTGCGATCCACAAACTATCTCCTGCTTCTAAAAAGATTCAGATTTTAGGTAATCATGATAATCGCGTTAATAAAAGAATTATGGAACAGATGCCGGATCTTGCGTGGGCATTTGATATTAAATACATGTTTGAGTTTCCGCAAGTGGAGACGATTCACGACACCTCGCAGGAACTTATTTTAGACGGCGTGTGTTATCAGCATGGCCACACTCAAATGGGCAAGCACGTTGAATTTAACCTTATGGATTCCGTTCATGGGCATACCCACCGCGGCGGGGTGCTCTACCGGCCTATAAGAAATCGCATGTGCTGGGAGTTGGACGTTGGTTGCGCCGCGGATTTTAACTCAAAGCCAATGCAGTATCGCCCGCAGCTTTGGAGCAAGTGGACGAATAGTTTTGGGGTGATAGACGAGCATGGACCAAGGGTGATTACGGTAGACCAATGAAATATATTTTGACTCGCAACTATACCGACCTAACTGGGCGAAAGCGTAAACTAACTTTCATTCGACCTTCAATGTTTGTGCACTGGTCCCAATGCCATCCGGCGTGCATGTCATCATTATGGAGAGATACTGAAACTCTGGACATTTTGCAGGTCCCCGACTTGGCGTGGTCTGCTTTAAAAATGGCCTTTGAGGACAAGTATGAAGTCGAGAAGTGCGATCCCGATCATCTTGAATACCTTCGAGGAAGCGAAGGACCTTAAGCCACGGCGCAAGGGTGCACCATTGAACGACACAAGCTCATCTCAAAGGCGTCGCGAGCCTCTGTGTAGACCGCCCACAATGCTTCGCGCTCGAAGAAAGAGGCGTTGACCTGGTTGGCAGCCTGCCAAGCCCCGTATGAGGCCTTAAATCGGTCTTCCAGGCTTTGCTCTTCAATCTCCATAGACTTAAGTCTAAAGTAGGGTCTGGGGGATTCATAGATGGAAGTTAAATTTGACCTGCCTGGACTACCGCCGAGTTCAAACGCGTTATTTGCAACAATCTGGAAAACAAAGCGCAGGGTAAAAAGCCGTGAGTACGTGGAGTTTGAGAAGCTTATTCACGCGATTTGCCTGATGACCCCAAACAAGCCGTTGCTGAAATCCATGAAGGGCCGGCCCTACAAGCTGACGATCGAAATATTCGACAGGACGTGGCTATTTAAGAACGGAAAGCCAAAGCGCACCGACATCGACAACCGAATTAAAAGTGTCCAGGACTCAATCTGTAAGGCATGGGGCTGGGACGATAGCTGCTGTGTTGAGGTGACCGCCAAGAAGTGTATTGGGCCTGTCGTTGCGACAAAGGTCACCTTTGAGTTCTTATCTAGCGACAATCTTCGTTGATTCTTTTTTGCATTCCTGCGGCGTGTAAAGCAAAATGCTTTAGCGCAAGTGATTGATTAAATTGGCGTTATTTATTAGGGCAAATATTCGGCATTTCCATCGGGGAATACATGCAACGAGTCTGGGTTAAAAACGGAGGCATAGGCCGCATCGTTACCGAAAAGCTTCTCAACTGAGTCCGTAACACATCCAAAGGAACTAATTTTTTTCTTATGGTTAAATGCCATAATTGTTTTTATGTCTTTTGGTGCTTTGTATTCTGATACAAAAACAGGTTGAGTTTGTACTTTAACCCAATTCCAAAACTTTTCATGATCAAAACTATTTATATAGTTAG